TATCAATAATGATACTTGCAGAAGATGGAACTACAATGCCTTTACCTGTTGGTAGTTATGAAACAGAAGATGGCGTATCTTTTTCTGTAGAAGAAGAGGGTATCGTAGCAGAAGTTGGAGAAAAAGAGGAAGATGAGTTAGGAGACCACGAGGAAGAAGAGGATGAAATGGGCTATAAAGACAAAGAAGAAATGTCAGAAAATGTAGAATTTGACAAAGAGGGTCTTATAAACGAAATAGGAGCAGTAATTAAGGAGTTATTAGCAGAAGTAAAGTCAGATTTAGATAGACTAGATGCAGAACTTAAAGAAATGAAAGGAGAAAATACTGACCTAAAAGAAATGACAGAGCAATTGGAAACAGAAAAAGCAGAATTGCAAAGTCAAGTTACTGAGTTAAGTAAAGAACCTGCTACAAAACCTGTAGAAGTTTCTAAATTTAATGATACAAGAATACCAAGAAAACCTTATAATGCTATGAGTAGCAAAGAAAGATTTTTCTATAACCTAAATAAATAATAACTAAAATAATAAAAAAATGAGTTTTTCAATTACTTCTAATTATAGTGGAGAACATGCTGGTCAGTATATTGGCGCAGCGTTACGTTCTGCAAAGTCATTAGAAAATTTAACAATTCTTGAGAATATAAAATTCAAAAGAAATATAACTAATGTAAGCACAGCATCTATGATTGCAGATGCTACTTGTGATTTCACAGATGCAGGAACTTTAACATTAACAGAGAAAGTTCTTAATCCAAAAGAATTACAAATTAATGTAGATTTATGTAAAAAAGATTTACTTGCAGATTGGCAAGCAGCTCAAATGGCGGCAGGTGCTCATAACAGAGATATGTCTGACGACTTCGCAGCGTTCGTAGTTTCTTACTTATCAGCTACAATAGCAGACCACGTAGAAGCTAATATCTGGCATGGTAATGATGCTAATGCAGGTGGCTTTACTGGATATTTACATGATACTGTAGGTTTACTTATAGGAAGTGTAGATGGTACAGTTGTACAGGCAGACAAAGCAACAGGAGCTTTTAGTGCATCTAACATTGTTACAAACCTAACAACAATTACTAATGCAATACCTACTGCAGTATACTCAAAAGAAGATGTTTATATCTACATGAGTACAACTGCTTATAGATTTTACCTAGAGAGCCAAGCTAATGCAGGATACCAACAATTATACAACATGAATGATTCTTTCGTTCCAATGTACAATGGTATTAAGATTGCAGTTTGCCCAGGTATGCAAGCAGACAGAATGGTAGCAGCACAAAAATCTAATTTATTCTTTGGAACAGATTTAGTATCTGACCACACAGAAATTAGAATGTTAGATATGTCTGACCTAGATGGTTCTGACAACATCAGAGTGGTTGCTAAGTTTACAGCAGGAGTACAAGTAGCACAGGGAGCAGACGTTGTTCTTTTAGACTAATAATTAATGCAAAAGGATGGGGGTTTTATACCCTCATCTAATTGCCTAAAACTATAAAATATGGCATGTGATTTAACTAAAGGACGTGGTTTAGACTGTAGAGATGCTGTCGGTGGAATAAAAGCGGTTTATTTTATTGAGTACGATAAAGCAACATTAACGACAAGTGGTGGTTCTATAAGCGATATAGACTTAACTGCACCATTAAGAAAGTATAAATTAAAAAGAGGAACAGGTAGTTTCACAGAAACAATAAATCCTAGTTCAGAGAATGGTACAGTTTTCTATACACCATCTATAAATATCAAATTGCACAATATGACTGCTAATGATAGAAACGAAATAAAATTACTAGCACAAAATAGGTTAGTTATTTTCGTAGAAACAAATAGCGCAGGAGCAAGTGGTATTACTAGGATATGGTGTTGTGGAGAGAGTAATGGTATGGAGTTATCTGCAGGTACTAGTGCTAGTGGAGTGGCGTTAGGAGATATGAATGGTTATGATTTGACTTTTGAAGGTCAAGAGCCAGAGCCATGCAAAGAAGTGCAAGATTATACTACTGCACCATTTGATAATTCTGGATTTACTGTAACAGTAGATGCAGACTAAACTATGTTTTCATGATAAAGAGGAGGGCTATATGCCCTCTTTTTTTTTATAAGTCAAAATAAATTAACTAATTTTCTATTTAAGTATATGCAACACATAACTTATGGACAGAATGGCGTTTTTTACTTCTCAACAGAGGATAAGAGAATAGATACATCTGTTCCAAGTTCACAACTACGTTTTTTGGCTAAATTTACAAACGATTTATCTGGTTCTGTTAAATATGCATATGGACAGAACCAAACAATAAATGATAGATTTACAAAGTTAGAATTTACACATAATGCGGTAGAAATTGTATTTAGTGGTTTAATAAATTTTAAACCTTATGGTTTTTGGAAGTACGAATTATATGAGGTTAGCTTTAATGATACAGTTCCTACATTAAATGCAAATATTGCACCTATTAATGAAACAGATGTAGCAAACAATACAAGTGGAACACATGGAACAGTAAAAGGTTTAGTGGAGCAAGGTAAATTACTTGTTAGCGAAACATCTGGAAACGAACAAGTAAGATATACACAATATGAAGAAACAACTAGTACTAATTATATACATATAAATTAATGTCAACATCAGATACAAATAATAATTTACTAAGAGAAATGCTAGGAAAAGGAAGTTGTGAGGTATTCACAACTGCAGCACAAACAGGTAAAGATTTTTACTCAATTTATTTTGTTACAGAGAGCGTTATATCTAGCATAACTGTAGCAAATGCAACAGGAGAAAGCGCACTACAAACCACAATACCTGCAGGAACAACATTGTTTTTCCGAACAACAGCAATTACTTTAAGTAGTGGATTAGCAATAGGATATACAGAGTTAGATGGTCTAACAAGTCAGTAAATGCTAAAATTACACAACAATTTAAGCAAAAATACGCAACCTATATATAGGTTTCAAAACGAGCATAGCGTAGACTTTGATGGTGTAGATGACTTTATACAGCTAGGTCAAGGATTTACATACACACACCACACTATAAGTGCTTGGATAAAATTAGGTGAACTAAATAGGACACACACAATATTATCAGGTAGAGATAGCAGCACAGATTTAATCAGATTTTGGGTAGCTGGTGCAGATAACAAAGTTAGATTTAGATTAGGAGACGGAAGCAACTCAACACTCGCAAACCCAACAATATTTGAAGCTGACAGGTGGTATCACGTTGTTGCAACTTATGATGGTACTTACCAAAAAATATATGTAGATTCTGTTTTAGGAAATACTATAGCAGCATCAAAAAATGTTAATGTTACTGCAAATCTAAAAATTGGAGAAGACGATAGTGGTAATAGATTTATGGGTAATATAGATGAACTGGCAATATGGGATAGAGCATTAACACAAGCAGAGATTACAGAGATATACAGAATAAAATATGGTGCTAACTTAGTACAGAATGGTAACTTTGATGAGTTAGGTAGTGAATTAGTAACTAATGGAACTTTTGATAATAATATAGATAATTGGGTAGCAAAATCAAGTGTAATTAGTTACTCTAATGGAAAATTAAGTTGTGATAATTCAACAGGTAATGCTGTTTCAGGCCCTTTTCAAGCCAATGTTTGGGTTGATACAGAAATTTATAAAGTTAGTGTAACAATGCAATTATTATCAGGTGACACTAATGGTAACATTAAGGTTTTGTCATCAAGTTCATCAGGTAGTTCACAGAGTACATTGATAACAGGAAACGAATTAATAGTTGGAGGTAATGGTGTAACACAAACCTTTTATTTAACACCCGCTTCATCTGATGTAAGCATACAATTTGCTTGTGATACAACAAATGCTGTTTTTACCATAGACAACGTATCAGTAAAACAAGTAGACCCTAACGACAGGTGGACACTAGGCGATGGTTTTTCTTTTGGTGATGGTAAAGTAAGCGTAGACGGTTCACAAAGTTCTAATTCTTTGTTTTTTCAAAATTTAGGAGACTTATCTAATAAAACTGTAAAATTTAGTTTCGTTGTTTCAAATTATAGTGCAGGTCAAATAAGCACATCTTTTTTTGGTGCATCAGGAACGACAGGTCATAATGTAACTGCAAATGGTAATTATAGTTTTGTTATAGCAGTACAGTCAGGACACAATGGCAACACAGGGTTTACTGCAAACAGTTCATTTGTAGGTGATATTACAAATGTAATGGTAGAACAACAAAAATATGTAGCTACTAACCTTAAATTAAATAGTGGTAACTACAAGTCAGCAGACCCTGTTATAGTATCTACAAAAAGTGTTGATTTAGATGGTAGTGATGCATATTTAGAAGTAACTAATTCTTATGATAGTTTTACAGGTTCAATTTCAGCATGGATAAAACTTGACGCTTACGGTTCTACAAGATATATTTACGACAATAGAACAAATAGTGGTGTTGGCTATGCTTTACTAAACACATCTACACCATCTAATATTTTAGTTAGTGATGGTACTATCTATGTAGATGGTGTATTAGCAAATGAAATAACAACAGATGTATGGCATCATGTTGTTATAACAGGTCAAGAAATAAATATTACTGAAAGTTTATTAATAGGAGTTAGAAATGGAGGAACATTTGCTTTTTTTAATGGTAAAATAGACGAAATAGGTTTATTTAACACAACACTAACATCAGACCAAGTTATAGAATTATATAATCAAGGTGTACCTAGTAATTTAGCAACGTCAAGTGCAGGAGTAGATGGTACATTAATAGGTTATTGGAAGATGGGTGATGGCACACTAGACGAAGCACCACTAATAGCAGACCAAACAAATGCTACTTTAGGTAGTGAGTTAGTTACTAATGGAGATTTTGCTACCGATAGTGACTGGATTAAAGAAACAGGTTGGACAATAGCAGGTGGGGTTGCAAGTAGAACTAATACAGGTACATATACTGCGTTACAACAAAATATTTTAACAAGTGGCAAGACATATCAAGTTGTTTTTACAATAACTGCAATAACAAGTGGTGCAATTTTTGGTATTAGATTAGGTTCAAATTATATATTAAGCGATAGTTTAGAAGCAAAGACATATATAGGATATGGTACTGCAAATGGCACAACATTATCTATTATGGGTAACCCTAGTTTTGCAGGTTCAATTGATAATGTTTCAGTAAAACAAGTAAATGGCAATCCTGCACTAATGCAAAACACACCTACAATAGTAACAGACGCACCACTTACTAAGATTAGAAACTATTACAGAATGGGTGACGGTATATTAGACAAGTTTCCTTTAATATGTGATATGGTAGAGCCTAGTTTAGGTAGTGAGTTAGTTACTAATGGCGATTTTGCT